ACTTCTGTTAAATCAACTGATACAACTCCAGCAGTCACATCCAACCCAGTTCCTACTTGCATTGCACCCTTTGTTGATTCAGTTGCATCTGGAAGTGTTAATGTTCCAACCGATACAACTCCAGCGGTTACATTCAATCCAGTTCCTACTTGCATAATACCTTTACTTCCAGTTGTTGCGGTTGGTACTTGTGAAGCAAATGATAATCCATCTGATGGAACACTTCCAGCAACTTGTTCTGCGTATAGCAATCTTCCATCCGGACCAACAACTATGTCTGGTAGATAATATGTTCCAGCAACAACTCCAGTTGGTGTTAATTGTGGGGCGTTCGCACTTGTCGATCCATGCAAATCACTACTTAAAACTATGGTTCCTTCAACCAAATTTGTGGCTATTGCCATTATAATGCTCCTCCGGTTACTACCTCAAATGAAAACATCGGTACACGTCCATCAGCTCCCAAATTAAAATCTTCAAATACCATATATGATATTCCTCTATATGCTGGTACACCACCAACTTCTGCTGCGTCCATAACAGGATCGACCAATTGTGTATCTGAGCCCAAGTACAATGTTCCAGGCAGCTTTGTCTGTGTGCCAGTCGCATCTGCCGTCAACTTCCCGTCTTCCCACACTCTGGTAATTCCAAGTATCGGTCCTTTACAAATTGCAATCGCCATACTTATGGTATATGTTGTGATTGTAGATTCAGGACCACTACCTTTACCACCTTGTTTCTCTTCATGTGGGGTCTTATCAGTAGCCCATATAATATTACCAGCCAATCTCTGCTTACCAGTTACAACTGGAATCTCAGTTCCGTATGCACTCGTTTGTATTCTCAAATCACCCAATGTGTCAGGCTCGATTGCATTCTTACCAGCTTGATAATTTGAACCAATACCCCAACCAATTGCGGCACCTGTTCCACCACCAAGAAAGAATCCTATCGCAGCACCAGCCGTTGGTATAACCAAATTTGACATTATTTAATCCCCTTAAATCTATATGCTTTCGTTAAACGACTCTTCCATCGCTCATCCAATCGCATCTTTACAACCTTATTGATACTCAATGCACCATAAGCATGTATAAAATAATCATTCGGTAACTTAATACCCATATGTGACTCACAACGACCCACCTTAAATAAGATAACATCACCACGAATAGCCTTCTCTGGCTCAATCTCTTCAACATCAAATGACTCCACTATCGGAATCAACATTGACTCTGTATTATGAAAATGCCAGTCCTTTGGATAATTCGGAATCATCTTTAAGTCTTCATCAGTCATAAGACCTACATTGTATGCAGCTCCAACAACAAACATTGCACAATCCACTGCGACCCCTTTTACACGAGCTTGATGTTGCCAAGGTGTATCCAACCAAGTCATTGCTTCTTTTACAAATCGGTCACGTGTAGTCATTACTTAAAGTTAACCTCATTACGTATATGCGGAAATCCACCAAAGTTAACTGCATTATTAAACTTCGTCTTGCAAATTTCAAAAGACTTATCACAACCTGGTGTAACAGAAAATGTATCACCTGGAACAATCACAAAGTCAGTTGGTAAATAAAAAGTAAATGTTTGGATATTTGCATTATTTACACTCGATTTAACCGAGGTAGTTAACCCTGAATTCGTACCACCTGTCCAAGTTAAGGTTCCTCCATCGTACTGTCCAGTCGCAGCTGTGTCAGTAGTAACTGCTACAAACTTCATCTTTGAGCTTGTAACTGTATTCACACTATTGTTAACTGGAACCGGTGTCACTCCACAATTACCAATCAAAGTGGGGTCAGCAGCTCCATATAATTTATGTCTGCAGCTTGCTGTAGTCGTAAACCCGAAACTATTGCTTAACTGTTTCATAGCAGAATGAACATCAACCCGAAAGCCATCTTCACTCCACTGTAGTATTCCTGTGTTACCTTTTAATTTGATTACTCGATCAGTCACAACACCTGAAACTGATTCATCCCAGTTTATAATAAAGACTTCAAACTCTGCATCATCAAATTTTCCAGATGAAAGATCGTTATCATCCAAATCAACGACCCATGCACCTGCCATTTCTTGATTACTGACTTCTGCATTGTCTCTTTGATTCATTTTAATTTGTGTTAATCCAGGGGTAGCAACATATGTAACACCACTGAATGTTATTGAACGGTCGTGATCAGTAAACCCATAATCAGTTCCATCTTTGGTTTGTAAATGAACACAGGTAGCAATCGTTCCATTATCGATTCCTGTCTGAACTACTGCTGGTATTGTTTTCATTATTGTTCCCCGTAAACTTCCATTAACTTAATGCTGTTAACATTGTGGAATATTGCACTATTATTACAATCCAATGCTGTTAACACATCACTCCATGAACTGTCCAACCGAACGATAAATGGGATTGTGCCTGTTACAGTAATATCACTACCTGCATTTGAACCTGTTACAGTTATCGTTGGTAATCCATTTGTTAATTGGTATGTCCATGAACTGGCTGCAATCGGAAATCCATCAAGCGATACAACAATTGAAGGGACAGTACGAACATTAAAGAATGTTGGATGATTACCAGCAACTGGAGTTCCTGTAGTTACATTACCAAAATTCATACTCCAAGTGGTACCTGAAACAAATGAAAGCGGTGCATCTACAACATTACTCAGTTCTGGATCAACAAAATTCAATGCGTTCAACACATTTTGTGTTACTGTATTAAAGAAAGCACGAAAGGTTTCTTTATCTTCATTACTCATCGTCTGAGTTGGTATCTCCCAAGAGAACTTCTCAAATCTCTGTCTACGAATACGGTATTCGTAAGTACCGTTTGTCAATACCTGAACAGGATCAATAACAGTTCTACGAATATCGTGAATCGTTGGTGGTGTTGGTAATGTTTGATTTACATAAGTCATTATGCTGTCCCCAAATTATATGTTGCTGCGGTTCCAAAAACCATCTCAGCGATTTCTCTTCTATTTGATTCCATAACTCTCATCGCGTCTGCTCCATCAAGTGCAGAAATACTGATTGAAACGTTGCCGCCTCCGCCCATTGAGTTAAGTTGTTTATTTGATACCACACTACCAGATGAATTTGGAACCATTAACTCAGGTCCTTCTTCACCAACGATGTATGGACGTCCTGCGGTTACTGGACCACCTTCTGCTCTGAACATATCACCAATGGCTCCACCAACACTTCCTGTTGAACCATAATCACCAACCAAAAAGTTAAGTAATTTGGATGCAAGTAATTCAGCTACCATTCGGTCAATCATTCGTTTGAAAGAGTCAGCCAAGTTTGTCATGTTACCTTGCATTACATCAAAGAAGAAATTCCCCATTGTGTCTTGCATGTTGTTTGCTGCTTGCTGCCAGAACCCAGCTACCTTATCAGTAGTTTCATCTGTGTCTTCAATAAGCATTGCATTAACAGCTTCCATTGAATGTAAAAATTCATCGGAACTGATAATACCTTCTTGAAACATTTCATTTAACTGCTCTTGTGCCTCCCAAGCATTCTCAATCCCTCTTTCAGTATCAGCAAAATTGTTTGCAAGGTCGTTCATTAAGTCATCAATAGTTTGAAGCTTATGTGCCTCAACTGCAAACCCTTTCATGGAAATTACATTTGATTTTTGAGTCTTATCAAGTTTTTTCAATGCAGCGTTTGCTTTATCTGCACTGTCGTCTATGTTAAGCAAGGCATAGTTTTCTGCGATCATTGCATCTTCTATTGCGGAATATGTTGCAATCGCTTTTGTGTGGGCAGCTATCAATCCTTCTACTGTATCATCAGTAAAAGCAACCGCCGCCAGTTTACCTATTAATTTTAAATCTTCACCAACCTTTGATGTAAACGCAGACATATGAACACCTGCATTTTTAATCCAAACAACCAGTGTTCTTAATCCATCAACCGCTGATGTTACAGCATCCAGTATGGATTTTGTGGCATTCTTTGCTCCTTGTTCGTTTAAGAAATCAATGAACTTACCCCACGCAACTCCCAAGTTGGATAACTTACCTTCAACAGTATCCATTTGTTTTGCTGCTGCACCAGCAAATTGAACATTACCAATAGATTCAAGATATGCAACAATCTCTTTTGAGTTCTTACCAACAGTAGTAGTTAATCCTTGGAATGTAAATGAAACCTTGTCGCCTTCACTCTTCGTTTTAATACCAAATTCTTTTAATCGCTCAAATTCATTGGTAGCAGCATCAGCAACAGCTTCTGTAAACTGCATAATGTCTTTACCCATTGCTGCAGCAGTGTTACCAAATGAAAGCATTCGTTCTTCAGTTGGAACAATACCAAGTGCGAGCATCTTAATAAAAGCTTGTGATGTTTGTTCAAGGTCTGTTGGAAGTTGTTCTGTAATGCGTTGGATTAATGCAAAACCTTCTGCGGTAGATACTTGAGCGGGTAAAACAGAACTCAATGTAGCTCTCATGGTTTCGTATTTCTTACCAGCGATTCCTATTGCCAAACTTGTGACTGCAAAAGCCGCTGCTGCACCTGCCCAAGCAACACCTACGTGACGCATAATAATATTAACGCCATCCATTGCCTTTCCGAACTTACTTACATCGTTTGTGAGTGAACCCCATTTAAAAGTCAACCAAGGACCAAATGGATTTTTAATCTCTCTTGAACCAAAAAAACTACCTGCACCTGCGCCGGCTGCAACACCCAGTGCTGTTGAACCACCACCTCCGCCGGATCCACCTCGTCCGCCACCAGACGAACGACCACCACCACGACCTACACGGGATGTAGATGCAGCAGCTTTATCAGCTTTACGTTTTACACGATCAAGTCCTGTTTCAAGTTTCTTTAAACCAGCAGACGCACGGTCCTTGAACGATGCGATCATATTTAAATTGAGGTTATTTGCCATTTGCTTTCCTTATCAAGTCAACCATTAACGCATCACTACGCTTGGTCAGTATTTTTGTTACTTCAGCTTGAGCTTCTTTGTCACCCATAACTTTTGAAAATGCGAGGATATCATCGCTTATCTCTGATACAGCAACGCTTTCTGAAGCAAGTAAAAACAAATTGATTTGATCTTCGGTTAAACCATGTTCAATGACACTTCTGCCCATGATTGATTCAAGTGGAAATCCACGTTTAACGAGTGTAACTATGGCTTCGGCGATTGGTCTTCCGACATTCCCATCATCGTTGCTATTGCCCCTATTTCTTGTTCCACTCGATCTACGAAAAAACTCTTGTTTGCTCCAATGATACCATTTACTGCTATCAATGCTGACTGTATGTCAAGTTTTTCAACTGTCTTTCGATCGAGTTGATATACCATTGCGATGACATCTGCGATTCCGTCGAATGCTTTATCGTAGATACCTGCGAGTGTGGCAGCAGTTAACTCCTGCCCAAATAGATGTATGACATCTTGTAATTTGCGGACCACTGTTCTGGTCTCAACAAAACTGAAAGGACGAATGGTAAAAGTCTTTCCAGCAAATTCTACTTCCGTTTCCGGAAATAATAATTGTAATTCTTTATCTGTAATTTTCATAAGTTAACATCCCCGATGTATTAAAGTGGTGAGGGACCCTCCCTCACCATCTTATTTATGACTCTTACCTTACGCGACTGCGTTACCCATAATCACCTTATAAGTATTGTCATTGCTATCAACCAAGATATCACCAGTGAAAGATAATTTTGTGATGTCTTGACCAATTAAGGACAATTCTTCAGCAGCATAGATCTTTGCACGGAATACCTGCACAATAACAGGCTTGTTTGGTGAGTTAAGGTTAACACCGTTGAAACGCAATTCAAAGTCTTGTGAACTGTTCTGCAATGCAGATACGATTCCTTCTACACCAACGTGGGTGTAATCAACTTCGATTATGTTTGCAACAACGTCAGTCATATCGATAATTTCGATACCACCGTTACGGCTATCAAGATTGTAGTCTGTACCAAGTACCAAAGTATTAAGACCACCGTTACTTGTTACAGTAACTGAAGTAATACCAGGATAAGTTACGAAAACCCAACCAAGTGATGGAACTGAAACGGCTTCATCTACCACAGCCGCCCCCGCAACTGCACCAGAATCGGTACCCAACAGTAAATCTGCAAGGTTACCAACATTGAAGTCGGTTACAGAAAGACTGAAAGTTGTGTCTGTAGAGTTAATCCAAGTTGCAGATTTTCTACGTTGTCCAGATGTAGACTCAAAATGAGTACCACGATCTGTTGATGTTGAAATCATAAGCTCATCTGCATCACCTACCTTACGGAATGATTCTGCTGCTGCGCCACAATTGTCGCCGATTGCTCGGATAAGTACTTCACCATTACCGACGAAGTGTTGGTTTGAACATGTCATGTTGTTATCTCCTTACATTATAATGTGGGGTATTTATGTCACAACCCCGTTAAGATTGAATATTGTTGAGCCCATATAGTTCGTTCGGGTTCGATTGCTTCCAATCCTTGCCCTTCGTAGACCCATTTACTACCTTTAATCGGTTCTCCACCTTGAATTGCCGATACTGTTGTGTGCAACAATGGTAAATGTGTGCTTATTAACGCCGCTTCAGTGCCATAATCCACCAAAATCTTGACAATAAAGTTTAATCGTATAAGCGATGAGCAAGGATTCATAGTTGTTTCTGACTCATTGTCATCGCCAACATATACCGCCCAAGCCGCCGGTCTTTGTAAATCTCTATTGAACGGATCGATGTCTTTGCCACCAACAGCCAACCCTACTCGGTTGTTAAACTCCGATACCGTCTTTAAACGATCTACAATGTCTTGTGAAATTAATGCTATACTCATTTCAGTTTTCCTTTTAAGTACTTCAATAAAATATCTGCAGCACTCTTAATTGATTTGTTACCCCATCCCAAAAACTTACGTGATGGCATATTTGGGGTTCCCTCTTGCAAATATGTTGCATAAGGAGCACTATTTGAAACTGTTAACTCATTGCGGGATACATCCGTATCAAAACTACGAGCCAACAGTCCATTACTATATAATAACCCCTTACCAACATTACCTTGTCTTATTCTGTATTGCAAGGTTGCATAGCTCCAAGGACGCCAAGGACGACCATCGGGATCTGTCTTTTTAATACGAATACGATTCTGAGCCAATCTGACTTCTTTGTCGGCTATGTCCTTTAACGCTGGCTTAACATTATCCACAGCTTTATCCAATCTGCGTAATGCTCTCTTTACCTGCTTGTCATCAAACTTAACCTTAATCATTATGCCGCTTCGTATGCTTTAACAATCAACTTATTACCCAATGCAGTTGATTCATTATTAAGATCCTGATATCGTTGCCCATTCTGATCAGTAACAGCATCACGTATTTGTATTTCACGTCCTGCGTCACTTAACCATATAACAGCAACTGGTCTTGAATCAGTTCCATATTGCCCTGCTGGAATGTAACCCAATGAACCACCACTCGGTGTACCATCGTCAATCTTGCAAGGTATTAAGTCGGCGACTTCCGTATCGCCTGGTCCGAACCCTGATCCTGAGTCGGCGTAGCCTGAACGGACTACAGTAATGGTATCTTCCATTCGGAATGCTTTAATGGGTAACATTGGTTCAGCGGATGCCACCATCCACGTCTCGTCTGTCTCTCTACTTTTAAGCAAATCAAACTGCTGTATGTCAAAAAGACCTTCAAGTCTTCCATCAACATAACAGTCCCAAATATTGAATCCTTGTCCAGGCGCTTTTCTGTATCCTTCATCCAAAGAAAAAGATACCTTCTTTAAATCAATCCAATTGCTTTCGTTCAATGGATTATCCAATTCGGCGGGACGATAGATTGCAAACTCTTCACCAAGAATTTTTGCTACCTTACCGTACGC